CATGGGCGCAAGCCAAAACACCAACATCTTCCGCATTCCGCCAGGCGGTGGCCAGTTGATCAAGACCGGCGGCATGTCGCTGCGCGATGCAATCATGGAATTGCCGTACAAGCCGCCGTCACCTGCGTTGATGCAGTTGGTCGATAACATGGCTACGACCGGCATGCGGATCGGCGGCACGTCTGAGCAGCAAGTGGGCGAAGGCCGCGCCGACGCGCCGGTCGGCACCACTTTGGCCATGATCGAGCAGGCAGCCAAGGTCATGAATGCCGTGCATAAACGCATGCACGCAGCTCAGGCTGAAGAGTTTCAGATGCTGGTTCGGTTGTTTAAAGAAAACCCCGAAAGCTTTTGGCAACGCAACAAAAAACCTGCTTTGTCATGGGATGAGCAGACGTTTTTGCAGGCGCTTGACGATTGTGAGCTGGTGCCACAGGCAGATCCCAACACCGCGTCGCATGGCCAACGCATTATGAAAATCATGGCGTTGAAGCAATTGCAGCAGCAAAATCCGTCGATGTATGATCCGATTGCGATTGATACGGCGGCACTGCAAGCCATTGGCTGGTCGAACCCGCAGCAATTCTTGGCGCCTCCGCAGGCACAGGCTTCACCGCCCCCAGAACTGCAGGAAAAGATGGCCAAGATGAAGGTGGCGCAGCAGGATGCGGACACCAAGCGCATGGTGGCGCAGGCCAAGATCGCGCAATTGCATCAAGGCGGTGCGGGTGCGGGCGTTAAGCCAGCGAACCCGTTGGAAGCCATGAACCTGCAGGTCAAGCAGCAGGAAGTGCAGCAAAAGGCGCAAGACGCCATGCTCGATTCCGAGAACCGCAAGCGCGACCGCGAAAGCCGCGAACGCTTGGCGGCCATTCGGCTTGCCGAGGATATGGCCAAAAATCCTGCTGGCATCCCGATTATCAACAGCGTTGTGTCGCCTGACCTGTTGAAGCGTTTGGAAGATAACGAGCCACCCCTTAATGGCAGCGCACAAGGGCCGCAGCAATGAAGCACGACCACGCAAAAATGATCCGCCACGCTATGATCATTGCCAAGCATTTGGCGTCGGGTGGCCATGTTATTTTGACGCACAGACGGCATCTTGAAAGCGGGGGTGATGGTGGTGGTAGCGTTCAAGACTCATCGCCGTCTGACACGCCTGCTCCAGCACCTTCTACGCCCGCGCCTGAGGCATTAGATCCGGTTAAAATGAAGGGTGCGCCGCTCGATTTTGCCCATTTAAACTTGCCAGCAAGCTTTACGCAAGGGTTTGTGCCTTCGCCTGCAAACAATGTCGCCATGCCGCCGATGATGCCGCGCGGCTATGAAAGCCTGCCGTTGCCTAATTCGAGCGGCATGCCGCCATTTAACCCGATGTCATACTTTATGCCGGAGCAGGCGCCGTTGGCTCAGGGGCCACGCACGTTTGCCCGTGGCGGATATGCAACCGATGGGTCGGTGGATGACCCTGTTGTGTCGCCTATGGGCGATACTTTTATTTCAGCGCCGCAACAAGATTATAGCAATGAGCCTGGTTATGACATTGTTCGTAAAGCTCAAGATGTTGTTGCCGATTATGGCAAACGTGCTGGCGAACCATTGAAAGATGCCGCTCAAAATTATTTGGAAAACGTCTACAAAGAAGCCGGTGAAGGCAGCCATATGATGAGCGAATCGGGGAAATCGCTTCGCATGGAAAATGGGCGTTTGCCAATCAATGCAATGTGGCAATACCCAATGGGGGCTATTCAAACGCTTTCTTCACCATTGACAGGCGGGGTAGAATCCGGCGCACAATTCCTTACAAATGTTACAGGAGATCCAACTTTTGGTGAAAAAGCAGGATTTTTGGGCAATTTAGTTGGGCCTGGTGAAGCTAAATTGGGCGCAAAAATGGCTATGGCCGCCATCCCTGGCGCTAAAGACGCTTCTGCCGCATTGAAATTAGCCCGCGAAGTAAAACCTGTAGCTGAAGCACAGCGCGGAATTTTAGCAACGCCAGATTTGCGCCAATTGTCGCGGGATGAAGCAATTGAAGTTGCTAGAAATGAACCTCATTTGATTCAAGATTCAACCGGCCAATATGTTGGAGCGCCTCGCGGGGTTGACAGCCCTGAAAAAATTAAAGCAATGCGCGAAGCTTTTGACAAAGACGTTGCAGCCGGTGCTGAGGGCGGTGATTGGTATGAACGCGCTCGTGAATTTAATAGAGAAGTGGCTGGAGACAATCCTTACCGCCAAAGGTTGACGGCCAATGAACAGGCATTGTGGTCGGCCCAAGCCAATCCAGATACCAATCAAGGATTTGCTTTGAATGCTCGCACTGATTATGAAGCAGGTGTGCCTAAAGAAAAATACCGCACCGGACAGCAAGCCAGAAATTACATAGAAGCCCGTCAAGCATTGGATGAGGCAAAAGAAAATAAAGCTACCGAAGGGATGATGGGCCATAACCAAGGCCCAGCAATGGACGTTGATTTGAGTGACAACCCCGATGTCACAGGGTTGGCACGGCTTGGCAAAAAAACTGGTATCTATGGCCAACATCTTGACCCAACTGTTCCACCTGCTACAACCGGCACAAACGATATTTGGCACGCACGCGGGTTTGGGTACACCAACAAAGATGGCAGCACTTTTAGCCGCGCATTATCTGACCAAGAGCATCGTTTCCTTGATTACGAAACCATGCTTGCCGTTGACCGCGCCAATGCTGCAAACCTTGCGGGTAGAAACAATTGGACGGGTGCCGAAATTCAAGCTGCCCCTTGGGTTGCGGGCAAAGGTCGCGCAATGGCAAATCGTGGCAATATGACACTTGAACAAGGCATTGCTGAAGCTTCTAAAACTTATCCTGACACTGCGCCTAAGTACACAATGAGTACGCCTATTGAACAAATACCAGGCGCATCTACTGGTCTGTTGCCCAATTTGATTGATGCCGATCAGGCGACCAAAGAAGCATTTACAAAAAGAGCGGATTGGAAAGATCCAAACGGTCGTGACAAGTTGTGGGATGAATTAAATTTTGATACTCGCCGCACAAATGACGCGCAGGGCGCATATCGCAATTCTGCTGGTGAATTGGAATTTAATCCAGTTGAAGTTGGCAGGCCTATGACTGGTTTTGAATCCAATGCACAGGGCAACCCAATAGTTAATCCTGCAGCACAAGCTGGTTTCAGCATGGGTCAGGCAGCGCGTGGATTGGTGGATTTTCAAGAGGGAACGCCATGGAATAAATTTATTACCCATGGTGCTGGCCCAGATAAAACATCGATTCACATGAATATTGGCCGCAACGCAACAAATGAAGAGCTTCAAAAACTTGAAGAACTTGGTCAAAAACATGGGTTGATGCTAACCAATACGGAAGGTGGCGTAGGCTTTATCAATTTTAAAGATGGGCAAACAACAACTAGCGTGGGCAAAGATTTGCGCCAAGGTCTTATGAAAGACATTAAAGACATTTTGCCTGACGCGGATGTAAAACGCGCAAGATTTAATGGTGATTATTTTGATTTGGCTGAAGAGGGCGTTCGCCAAATTGCAAAAGAAAATCAAGGTCAAGGATTGGCCACCAAAAAATTATTTGACACTTTGTCAGAATTAAAAGCCCAAGCCCCTAATTATTACGAACGCATTCTTGATAGCCAAGTGATTTCTGACAAAGCAAAAGCAAACCTTGACCGCCTTATAGAATATGGCGGCAAAGGTCAGCGTCCAGATTATGAACGGCTTCTCAAAATTATTGGTGAAGACAAATATCGCGGTTTGTTAGACCGCGTTAATAAACTTGGCTATCAAGGTCTTCCTGTGGCCGCTGGTGCAGTGGGACTGCAAGGCGTTCGTTCAAATTCATCTTCGTCCAAAGATCAATAGGAACTATTTCGTCATGATTTACAAAAAAATTGACATAGTTCCTGCGAGATTGATCGTAATAAGACCAATATCGTCCTTTTTTGGCCTTTGCGAGCATGTCTGGAACGCCTTTTTTGCGAAATTGTTCGCACAAATACCCATTACTAGACATATCAATCTCCATAAAATCAAAAAAGTAAATGTAACCATTTTTGACAAAATGTCAAACGCAATCATGGCAGGTGCCAAGATCAAGTGGGACGCCACTTGTAAAATCCTAGCTAGGAGTAAAGACAATGTCTGAATCTGCAAAGTCTGCCCGCAAGGCGGCTGCAAGTAAAGTCCAGAGGCTGGTCGGGCCAGATCCGCGCGGCACGCCAATCGATGCATCCGGCTACACACCGCCCGACGCGCTTGAAACAGGCGTACAGACGGGCATGCGCCCTGTCAGCAAACGCCAATTTAAAAAGGGCGGTAAGGTCGTTGGCAAGGTGCATGGCGCAGCAGCGCATCACCACGCAGGTCGCAAGCCGCGCAAGTCAGGCGGCAGTGCAATGCCTCCCGTTGACCGGCTGATCAACCGCGATTTGAAGAAGGCCAATGAATACCGCGACGGTTCAAAGCACATTGGCGGCATGAAAAAGGGCGGTCGCATCCATAAAGACATGGGCGGCATGATGAACCCGCAGGCAGCAGGCGCCATGCAAGATCCGCGCATGATTGCCGCGCAACGCATGGCGGCATCAAATCGCGCTGGCGTCCCGCAGGCCATGCTGCAGTCAGTGCCTACCACATCAAAAATTTCACGCGGTGCTGGCCTTAAAAAGGGCGGGCATGCACATCGGTCGCATAAGAATGATGGTGGCGTTCCTGTGCCTCCTACGATGCCTGACGACATCCGTGCGCTTCGCAACCGTTCACGCGCATTGCCTGGCGATGACATCACGACATCGACCGGCGCACGCACTGAGAACCGCAAGCACGGCGGCAAAATACCGCACCCAGACGAGGCAGCAGACAAGCAATTGATCAAAAAGATGGTCAAGGGCAAGGCCTTGAAGTGCGGTGGCGGTTCCCTGTCAAAGGAAACCGGCACCCGTCCGACTGGTGGCCGCATGGCACGCAAAGAAGGTGGCCGCACCGGCAAGGGCAAGACCAACGTCAACATTGTGATTGCAGGCCATGGCCAGCAGCCGCAGGGTGGTATGCCCCCGATGGGTGGCATGCCTCCTAAACCGCCAGGCGCTGTTCCTGTTCCTATGCCCGCAGGCGCTCCTCCAATGGGCATGCCGATGGGTATGCCTATGGG